AAAGCTATTAGGTCTAATTTTACTCATTTAAATATTAATCTCTACAAAAGGATAAAATATTCCCGCCCACTAAAATTGAAAAATGTTGAGTTAACATCTCTATTGGACTCTTGGTAGTCTCGTAATTTCAAGACTATTCTCGTCATGTGATAGAAATCACGAGCTTCACGGTGCAATTTCCACCGCTAGGGATAATAGGTTCCCACACCCGCCAGCGCACTAAAGGCAAGCTTCATGCTGTTTACAGCTTTGTACCTATTCATTTCAACTTCCCGTGGTACACCGGGAATGGGTCAGAGGGGAAAAGGCATTTCGCGCTACCTCTCCCCTCATTCATCATTTACTACAACCTATCTATTACGTCACTTCCTGCCGTTGCTTTGTTATTATATCGTAATAGAAATCTTCATACTCCCAACTTGGGTGATAAGTCGTTAAAGAACCTAATTGATCGACAAGACATTTAAATTCCCTCTCGCCATTGTGCGCAGCAAAACGGCATGCATTGTCCACAATATCTCTTTGAATTCTACTATCTCCAATATTATGCTTATCAATAAACTGTAATTCACGCCTAGCCACATGCATTGGCATAGGAGCCAAAAATATTACTCCAACCTGCCTAAAGTACGACTTTAAGAAAGACAAATCTCTAAACTCATCAATTGCAACTATATTGGCGGTCTTATTAGCTCCAGTCACAATCATCCCTAGTTGATCAGCTACGCTAGCAACCGTCTCACGATTGAAATATTGTAAAGTTACATCATCAGCCGTTACTAAAACATCATCTCCATACACTAACATTGCAACGTCACGATCAAAATATTCCAAAGAAATTGACAAACCAGCTACTCCTCTTCCATTCAAGTAGGAAAGATATATAACCCACACATTAGTAATTGAATTGAACACATCCGTCATTGGGTTTCCTGATTTATTACCCTGCTCGGTGAACACCAAAATATCACCGACTATTATCCACGAATTTTGTAAAATGTCCAATAAAGCATGTCGCTGCACTAAACTATTGTCATAATACTCATCAGTTACCATTCGAAAAAAGTCAAATGCTTGACTACAAACAGAACCATCATAATTTGAATAATCCACGTCAAATCCACGGTTCCCTTTTTGAAGGAAACCATGCGCGAACTGCGCCCAAACTACTTCTTTATCTATCCCAATTGCAGAATGGGATTGAAATCCATAATTATTCTTCACCCAATTTGTAAAAGCTCCAAAATATTTACGCACGAGCATTGTAAACTCCAGAGGCGGCTGTTCAAATACTCTGGTTTTACATTCCACAACTTTAGCAATTGGTCTTAGTTCATCTTTCAAAGTCGCAATCCATGGCATAAATGGAGCATTTCCACGTTCCAATTCATCATCAACCCAGCGCAACCGTTCCACAAACGACATATTATAAATCGGCACCACTTCAGTAAGCGCTCTTTCAGACCAAGTATAAGTTTTTACATCTTGTCCGTTATCTTCCAATACGTCAAATAGTTCTCGCTTTCCAAACTTAAACCATTTTCCAAGAAAACCGCAAGAAGTGTTCATCATCAAGGGCAACATTGGCAATCTCCCATTAATCATTTCAAATTCCGTTAAAGCACTCTGATCACATTGACCAAACTTACTGCCATAATGCTTAACACAGATCTTCATAACATTTTGCGGAACTATACCCAGTCGATCTTTAACAATCGCCTTTTGCGCATTCGTGTACAGCGCATGACGCTCACCAACAACTGCTTTACATGACGGCAAATACACATCTTCCCACTCAGGGTGTGCAAGCCACTTTCGCTTATCTGTGGTTGTTGGTGTAAAATTAGCCAATGGTACACCATTCCACTCAACACGTCCTTCAGTAAATATTTCATTACCCCAAAATTTATTGACCAATCGATCGCCCTGTAAGGCACCAGTCCTTTGCAGGGGAGCCAAACCTGACCGGATTGGCATCTCACTAATAGCTCGATCAATTGACTCCAAAATGAGAGGCGAAGCTCCTAATGGCGACTTACGTCCTAACAAGAATAACAAAGCACTGTGTAGCGCCACTAGTGGTTTTGATACCGCTGGATTACTAACCACATACGGTCGCCCACAATCTCCAGGTCGAGTCACTCCCGTAGATGCATCTGCTACCAACATAGCAAATTTTCCTCCCAAATCGTCTTTGAAATCAATTGGTTCCCTAGTCCCAACACGCACCGGAACATCATCTAAATCCTGTAAGCCCAAAATAAATGATGCCACCTCCTTTCCCTGCAAACTCAATAAAAATTCCTTTTGCGTGGGAATGAATTGACGTACCTT